CCCACGACCCACCGAGCACGCCGTGCTCGAACGTGAGCGGGTGCTCGAGTCGGTCGAGGACCACCACAACAACGAGGCGCGCATCGTCGGCCTGGCATCGGTCGACGCATCGCTGCGGGTCGCGGTGCAGGCGTTGCGCGAGGTGCACGACGCCCTGAGCCAGCTCACCGCACGCCTGCACCACGGCCAGGCCGAGCAGCGCACGAACATGGCCGACTGCTCGGCGTGCGAACGTCCCGTGGCGAACACGCCCGTGGACCGGATCAGGGCCGGCTACTGCGAGGCGTGCTACAAGGCGTGGACACGCGCAGGTCGGCCCGACCGAGCAGGCTTCGAGCGCACCCGCAGCGTCGAGCCCGACGATGTCCCGACGGTGCACACCTCGGGGTCGACCACGGTGGATCTCACCGTCGCCGGCGTCACGGTGCGTCTGCCGACCGAGCTGGCGATCGAGTGGCACCAGCTCGAGGCGCCCACCACCGACGACGTGCAACGCCTCCACGCCCAGGCCGTCGAGCTGGGCCGGTGACGTGTCCCCAGCGCAAAGGCTTGTGTCCCCACCTCGGAGGTCCTAAGTTGCTACTCACCAGAGGTGTGCCCGACTGATGGGACGCAGGGGACCAGGGCGCAGCGGCAGGGCGTGGGACCAGCTCAAGGCCCGAGTGTTCGCCGAGGAGACGCACTGCTGGCTGTGTCACCGGTTCGTCGACCAGACGCTCCCGCCCCGCACTGCGCAGTCCCGCTCGGTCGACCACGTCGTCCCGCTCGCCCAGGGCGGTGACCCGCTCGATCGGCGCAACTGCCGGCTCGCACACCTGTCCTGCAACGGACGGCGTGGCAAGAACCTGCCGTCCCAGCCATCGTCCGGCGCGACCCGCCGATGGTGAATCTCACGCAGCGTGGTGATTCGTCGGGTTGTCCACAGATGTGAACAAACCTGTGGATTCTCAGTTTTCTGAGAGCCGACCAGCAAGACCCCACCACGATCCGCCCGGCGTCTCTCCCCACGAGTTTTCCACAGGGTTGACCACAGGCCGAGGGGGTGACGGGTCGACGTTGTCCACAGGCCGACCACGGAGGGTCACGATGAGTGATGTTTCCGCCGTGGCAGCCGCTGGCGATCGCCGGGCGACGCTGGTGGCGCTGCGCGACCGACTCGCCACCGCGATCGACGAGTGCGAACCAAAAGACCTCGCTGCGCTGTCACGCCAGCTCGTCGCCGTCACCGCCGAGATCGACGACTTGGCCGAACCCGAAGGTGGAACCCTTGCCGACCAACTCGCTGCCCGAAGGGCTGCGCGGGTCGCAGACGCCGACGCTGCTGATCGTCCCCGAACGGGCCGACAGTCTCGGCGCTGATGCCGTCGACCTTGCCGCCATCGCAGGGCTCGACCTGGACCCGTGGCAGCAGACCGTCATCGACGCAGCGCTGTCCCGTCGTGCCGACGGGCGGTGGTCCGCAATGGAAGTCGGCGTCGTCGTTCCACGCCAGAACGGCAAGGGCGCGATCCTCGAGGCGCTCGAACTGGCCGGATTGTTCCTGTGCGGCGACCAGCTCATCATCCATTCCGCCCACGAGTTCAAGACGGCGCAGGAAGCGTTCCGGCGCATCCGTGCCCTGATCGAGAACTCGCCCGACCTCGACCGACTCGTCGCCCGTGTGCGCACGGCGAACGGCGAGGAGGCGATCGAGCTGAAGACGGGCCAACGGCTGCGGTTCATGGCCCGATCGGCCGGTTCCGGCCGTGGATTCTCCGGTGATCGGGTCATCCTCGACGAGGCGTACCGCCTGTCGCCGGCGATGATGGCGGCGCTGTTCCCGACCCTGTCGGCCAGGCCGAACCCGCAGGTGGTCTACGCCACGAGCTCACCGCCCGAGGTCGACGAGTTCTCCGAGCAGGTGCGCAACCTGAAGGCCCGTGCGGAGTCCGACAACCCCGGCCGGCTGGTCTGGGTCGAGTGGTCGAACCCCGCCAACGCCGATCCTGCCGATCCGGCGGTGTGGGCAGCGGCGAACCCCGCCCTGGGCATCCGCATCGACGCCGAGTTCATCGACGTCGAGCGAGCCACGATGCCCCGTGAGGCGTTCGCCGTGGAGCGGCTCGGCATGTGGAAGGCCCAGTCGCTGTCGGCCAAGATCCCGCTGCACGCCTGGGAAGCCGTGCAGGTGTCCGAGTCGCCGTCGACCGAGCGGGTGTGCTTCGGCGTGGACATCCCACCGGACCGTGGTTCGGTGTCGATCGCGGTGTGTTCAGCCGGTGAACAGCCCGAGTCGTGGGTGTTCGAGATCGCGGACCGTCGTTCGGGCACCGAGTGGGCAGTCGCCCGGTGCATCGAGTTGTCGGACCGCTATGGCGGGTCGACGTTCGTGATCGACGCCGCCGGGCCCGCCGCCGGCCTGGTGCCCGACCTCGAGCAGGCCGGACTTCGGGTCGAGACGACAACGGCGAGGGACTACGCCACCGCCTGCGGACGCCTGTTCGACGCCGTGGTCAACTCCCAGGCGTTCCACACCGGCCAGCCCGAACTCACCGCTGCGGTGATGGGCGCAGCGACCCGACGACTCGGTGACGCCTGGGCGTGGTCGAGGTCGACCTCCGCTGTCGACATCGCACCGCTGGTCGCAGCGACATTGGCCCTGTGGGGTGCAGCGACGCTCGATGCCGAGGAGGCACCTGACCCGATGCTGATGCTGCTGTGATCGTCAAGGTGGTGCAGTCGGCGGCGCTCGGTGTCGCCCTGTGCGGGTTCTGGTTGTTGACGTCGACCGCGTGGACATTGTTCGCCGGCGGCGTGCTGGTTGTCGTCCTGATGGAACTCCACGACGCACGAAAGGACGGTGACTGATGGGACTGCTGAGCCTCCGCGAGTCTCGTTCGGTTGCGTTCTCGTCGATCCAGGACGGCATCATCCCCGCTCGCGGCGCCGGGCGTTACACCGCCGGCGTCGCCGTCACCGGCGAATCGGCATCGATGCACTCGGCGGTGTGGCGAGCCAAGAACGTCTACGTCGACCTCATCTCGACGATGCCGGTCGCTGCGTACCGTCGCACCGGCTCGGTGCCGTCGCTGCTCGCGACCCAGCCGTCGGTCGTCGAGCGCCCGTCGGTGTCGATCGACCGCATCGGCTTCATCGCCCAGGTCGTCGAGTCGCTGGTGATGCGCGGCAACGTGTTCGGCTACATCACGTCGTTCGGTGCGAACGGCTGGCCGACGAACGTGGAGATCCTCCACCCCGACACCGTCAACGCCAAGTGGGACTGGCGCACCCGTGACCTCGAGGTGCGCGTGTTCGGCGAGCTCGTCGACCCGTCACGCCTCTGGCACCGGGCGGTCAACGTGACCGCCGGGTCGCCGATCGGCCAGTCGACGCTGTCGGCCGCGCGTACCGCCATCGGTGTCGGCCTCGCCGCCCAACAGTACGGGTCCAACTGGTTCACCGAGGGCCGTCACCCCGGTGCGCTGTTGTCGACCGATCAGGTCCTCACCGCCGAACAGGCCGGCGACATGCGCGAACGCTGGAACCAGATGGTGAGCGGCGGCGGTGTCGCCGTGCTGTCCCAGGGCATGGACTACGCACCGGTCGCCCTGACGCCTGCCGATGCGCAGTTCCTCGAGTCGATGTCGGCATCGGGTCAGGACGTCGCACGGTTCTTCAAGCTGCCGCCCGAGGCGATCGGCTACGACTCCGGCGCGTCGATGACCTACAGCAACGTGCAGTCGCAGTGGCTGAACCTGCTCATTGCGTCACTGAACCCGCTCACGACCGTCGTCGAGGACGCCTGGTCGGCGCTGCTGCCCCGACCCCAGTTCGTGCAGTTCAACCGTGACTCGTTGCTGCGCATGACCACCAGCGACCGCTACGCAGCGCACGACACGGCGCTGCGCTCGGGTTGGCGCAGCGTCAACGAGATCCGTGCCATCGAGGACCTGCCGCCCGTCGATGGCGGCGATGACTACCTGTGGCCCCCTGGGTCCACCACCACTGACGCCGTCCCGTCCCCTGTGGAGACACCATGAACGAGTACCGACGGACCGAGGGCGGTGTCGTGGTTCCCGAACGGGAATCACGGGCGCTGTCCGGTGTCGAGATCCGCATGGACGACGACACGCCCGTGCTCGACGGCTACGCCACCGTGTACGACTACCGCTACGACGTCGCCGGCGGTCCCGAGATGAACGGGTTCACCGAGCTCGTCGCCCGTGGCGCAGCGAAGAAGTCCGCCGAAGAGGCCGACGTGCGGCTGCTCGTCAACCACGGCGGCGTCGCCCTGGCCCGCACGAAGTCCGGCACGATGACCCTCGAGTCCGACGACATCGGCCTGCGCGTGCGCGCCGCACTCGACCCGTCCAACCCCGTCGTCGCCGAGCTGCGTTCCGCGATGGCACGCGGTGACCTCGACGAGATGTCGTTCGGCTTCCGAGTCCTGCGTGACGAGTGGTCGGCGGACTACACCGAGCGGACCATTCGCGAGGTGAAGCTCTACGACGTGTCGCTGGTGACGTTCCCTGCGAACCCCGCGACCGTCGCACAGATGCGGGCCACCGAGCCCGTCACAGAACCTTCGTCCACACCCGCCGTCGGTGGACGTTCCCTCGCGCTGGCACGACGCCAGCTCGAGGCGCTGCACACCTGAGCAGCAACACACCGCGCCGACGTCGCACGCCGCGCCGACACGCCGGCCCCTTCGGGCCACCTGTCGCACACCTGCGCTCACCCGGTGAACCCCAACCATCCCACCTGAACCTGGAGGTTCCCCCATGCTGGAGCAGATCCGCTCCCTGATCGCCGCGTCGCTCGCCGAGCGCGGTGCCGCCGACGAGGCGATCCAGTCCATCCTCGCGACCGTCGAGTCCGAGGGCCGCAGCGACATGAGCGCCGACGAGGTCGCAGCGTTCGACGAGAAGCGTTCCGAGCTCGCCAAGATCGACGAGCGCATCGCCGAGCTGCGTGGCCGTGAGGCCGACCTGGTCGACCTCGACGAGAAGCGTGCCGACGCCGCCAAGGCGCTCGAGTCCGTGACCCGCAACGCCCCGGTGGTCGTGCGTTCCGAGGAGCGCACCTACCGGCCCGACGGCGAGCACAGCTTCCTGCGTGACGCCTACCGCGCCCAGTTCCAGGGCGACGCCGAGGCACGCGATCGCGTGTACCGGGCCCGTGACGAGGAGCTCGCCGAGTACCGGTCCACGACCGGCAACTTCGGTGGCCTCGTCGTGCCGCAGTTCATGAACGACCAGTTCGCTGCGGTGCTCCGCTCCGGTCGGCCGTTCCTGAACAACGTCACCGCCGTGCCGCTGCCCGAGGCCGGCATGACCCTGACGATCCCCCGTGGCGCGACCGGCTCGACCGTCGCGGCGCAGGAGACGCAGAACACCGCCGTGTCGAACACGACCTTCACCGAGTCCGACCTGGTCGTGCCGGTGCGGACCTTCTCCGGCCAACAGGTCGTCTCGCGCCAGAGCGTGGACCGTGGCGACGGCATCGCCAACATCCTGCTGCAGGACCTGTACGCCGACTACGCCACGAAGGTCAACGTGTCCGCCATCGGCGGCGCCGGCACCGGCGGTGCGCACTTCGGTGTGCTGAACACGACCTCGGTGCAGACCGCAGCGTGGACCGGCACCACCGGTGCGTCGCTCGTCGCCGCAGTCCACAACGGCCTCGGCAAGGTCAACACCAGCCGGTTCGCCGCAGCCGACCTGATCGTGATGCACCCCCGCCGCTGGGCGTGGCTGTGCGCACAGTCGGACACCTCCGGCCGTCCGCTCGTCGAGATCCGTGGCTACACCGGCGACAACGTCGTCGCCGCCGGCGCTGCTGCCGGCTACGGCGTGGTCGGTTCGGTGGCCGGTGTGCCGGTCGTGACCGACGCCGGCGTGCCGATCACCCTCGGCTCGTCCACGAACGAGGACCGGGTGATCATCACCCGTCGGGCCGACAACCTCTTCATGGAGGACGCCGGCGCTCCCGTCGGGTTCACCTTCGAGGAGGTCCTGGGCGACCAGCTGTCGGTGCGCATGGTCGTGTTCGGCTACTCGGCGTTCACCGCCGGCCGCTACCCCGTCGGCACCTGCGTCCTGCAGGGCACCGGCTTCACGCAGGTCCTCAGCTGACCTGCTGACCCCCACGCGGGACCGACCTCGCTTGACGGCTCGAGGTCGGTCCCGCTCTGCCGTCACCCCCACCACACGCCGTCAGGGAGCTGTCATGCCGTCCAACGACCATCCAGGTCGTGTCCTGCTCGCGTTCCCGAGCACCGGACACGACATCTCGACGCGCTTCCTGCGCTCGATGTGGGAACTCGACCTGTTCGACCGCCAGCGCGGACTGCAGGCCTGGGAAGCGCTCGGCGAGCCCGAGCACCCCAACCCCGTCGAGCTGCGGATCCTGCACAACTACGTCGCCATCGAAGCCACTGCGAACCTCGCGAAGGCGCGCAACCGCCTCGTCGACGAGTTCCTCCACAACCCCGACCACGAGGCGTGCGAGTGGTTGTGGTTCTGCGACACGGACATGGTCTACGAGCCGGACCTGTTGCACCGCATGGTCGCACGCGCCGTCCAGATGGACGTCAAGATCCTCGGCGCCCTGTGCGTCATCATCACCGCTGAAGGCCCGCTACCAACCCTGTTCGTCGATGACCCGACGACGATCACACAGATCATGTTGGACTGGGAACCGAACCAGGTGTGCGAGGTCGCAGCGACCGGCACCGGCTGCCTGCTGGTCCACCGCAGCGTCCTCCAAGACATGCTCGACCGGTCGGGCGGGTCGAAGAACTGTTGGTTCGGGTTCGACATCCACACCGGTGACACCGGCGTCGAATGGGCGCTCGGTGAGGACGTGTCGTTCTGCCTGCGGGCCCGTGAAGCCGGCCACAAGATCTACGTCGACACCACCGCCCAGGTCGGCCACCACAAGGGCGTCAAGGTGTGGTGGCCGCAGGCCACGAAGGACACCCCGGCACAGATCGCCCAGCCGAACAAGACCGTCGACGAGAACGCCCATGCGTGAACTCGTGGCGCACTCGACGGGTTCGTTCTCGCACCCCGACGACCCCGGTGAACCGTCGACCGGCAACCCCCGCCTGTCGGTCACCGCACTCGAAGCTGAGATCCTCGCTGCGTTCGTCGTCGATCGCAACGTGTTGGAGGTCGGCACCGGCCTCGGCGTGTCGACCAGGGCGCTGGCACGCACGGCGAAGATGGTCGTCACCGTCGACATCGACGAGTGGGTGCACGACACGATCTGGCCGGACCTGCCGGGCAACGTCGTGCCGACTCCGGTCGTGCCGACCAACAAGACCTTCGACGCTGCGTTCATCGACGGCGACCATTCGACCGAAGCGGTCCTCGAGGACTTCTGGGCGATCGCCCCGATGATGCGCCGCGGCGGTGTGATCCTCGCCCACGACACCGAGGCACCCAACGTGCGAGCCGGACTGCCTCCCCTGCCGGAGTGGCAGTGGCTCACCACCACCCACGGCATCGGCGTGTTGTGGGTCGCTGAGTTGCTGCGACGTGACGACGATGCCTGAGTTCCGCGCAGGACCCGACTCGGCCCGCTACCTGCTGGCCGGATCCGGCCACAAGGTGGCCCGACCGTTCAACCTCCGCTGGCTCCTGCCGGCCATGTTCGGCGCCGACATCAAGTTGTGGCGTGCGGTGTGGTGGCTGTCATGGCCCGTCGCCGCCGCCGGCCTGGTGTGGTGGGCACTCGCTGCAGACCTGGCGTGGCAGCAGGCGGCGGCGATGCCGGTCCTTGTGCTCGCCCTGGCAGGCGTGTGGGGCCCGCACGTCGTGCGGCCCGTCGGGGTCGACCTGCCGGCGATGGCGCTGTCGATCCTCGCTGTGGCGGCGATCACCCAGGGTGGACCGTGGACGGTCCTCGCCGTCGTGCTCATCGTGCTCGCCGGTGCCACCAAGGAGTCCGCCCCGGTGTGGGCGGCACTGTGGGCCTGGCACCCGCTGCTGCTCGTCGGCCTGGTCGCCCCTGTGATCATCGCCGTGTTCAACCGGCCGGCGATCGACGAGGTCACAGCGACGCCGATCCTGCGCCACGTCCATGACCACCCGGTGCGCTCGGCGTGGGAGCATCATCGCCACAAGCTGCGCGACCCCCGCATGGTCACCCAGTGGGGCGGCTGCCTCGCTGCGCTGTACGCAGCACCGGTGCAGGTGTGGGCGGTGCTCGCCGCTGCCTACGCACAGCTCGTCGTCGCCACTGACACCTACCGCCTGATCCACACCGCCGCCGGCCCGGCGCTGGCGTTCTACGCCGTGCAGGCCGTGCCGGTGCCGTGGCTCGGACTCCTCTGCGCAGCGTCTGCGGTCTGGTGGTTGAACCCGGAGTTCCAGTGATCGATCTCACCGTCGTCACCGCCACACTCCCCGAACGTGCGGCACTGCTGCACGAGCTGCGCCGCAGCATCACCGCACAGACGGTGCGGCCGCGCTGGATCGTCGCCACCGACTGGCACAAGGTCGGACCGTCGAAGGTCATCAACGAGCTCGTCGACGAGGTCGACACGACGTGGTTGTTCCGCTGCGACGACGACGACCTGTTCGACCCCGAGCACTTCGCGACGATCGTCGCCCATCTGAACGACGACCACGACATCGTCTACACCTGGCCGAGGGTCGACCCTGTCGGCCACCTCGAACGTCCCGACGTGTTGCAGCGCATCTACCCGCTCAAGACGCTGCGTGACGCCAACTGGATCGCCTCGGCGGCAGCGGTGCGGGTGTCGTTGTGGCGTGAGCTCGGCGGCTACCGCGACGTGCACAACGAGGACCACGACCTGTGGGTACGGGCGCTCGACGCCGGCGCACGGTTCCGGTGCATCCCCGAGGTCACCTGGACCTACCGACTCGGCGACTGGCCGCACCGCTGCATGGAGGCCCCGTGACCATCACGAACGGCTACGTCACCCTCGACGAGGCCCAGGAGTACATCGGCCAGCCCAACGGCGCAGCCAACCCGCAGCTCGAGGACACCATCGAGGCCGTGTCACGCCTGATCGACGGGCACTGCCAGCGCCACTTCTGGCAGACCTCGGCGGGCACGGCACGCCTGTTCACCGCCGTCGACCTGTGGGTGCTCGACCTCGGCCCCTTCAACGACGTCGTGTCGGTGGCATCAGTCACCGAGAACGGTGCATCCGTCACCGGCTACCGGCTCGAACCCCGTAATGTCGCCGGGCCCGAGACACGGCCCTTCACCCGCATCCGTCGCACCGTCGGCGAGTGGCGCATGTCGTCCCCCGATCAGCTCTGGGAAGTGACCGTCACCGGCGTGTTCGGCTGGCCGGCGGTTCCCGCAGCGGTGAAGCAGGCGTGCCGGCTGCAGGTCGCACGGGTGTTCAAGCGGGCCGACTCGCCGCTCGGTGTCGCCGGCTTCGGCGAGTTCGGCGTGGTGCGCGTCACCCAGCTCGACCCCGACGTCAAGGCGCTGCTCGAACCGTACCGGCGCCATGCAGGATTCGCATGAGCACCAACACGGCGCTGCGTGCCGAGATCGAACGGGCACTCGTCGCCTCGTTGCACCCGTCGGTCAACGTGTACCGCTACCCGCCGGACAGCATCCAGAGCCCGGCGGTGATCCTCGGTGGCATCGACTGGCAGCACAACCAGATGGTCGCCGGCCGGATCGTGACCGTGCCGCTGTACCTGGCGGTGACCAGGCGCAACACGAACTACCTCGCCGACCTCGACGACCTGACCGATCCCGACGGCGGCGTCGTCGCAGCGTTCGACACGCCACCCCAGGACACCGACTTCGACTCGTGGAACGTCACCCAGGTCGGGTCCTACCGTGACATCAACATCGGCGACGTCGACTACTACGCCGCAACGGTGACCGTCGAGGTGTTCTGCTGATGGGCACGTCGCGCAACGCCACCGAGCTGGCCGGCAAGTTCTCGGCCTACGCACTGGCGTTCGGCAATGCGAATCGCTCGGCGGTCCAGGCCGCCACCCAGGTCTACAAGGACCGACTCCTCGACAACGCCCGGCGTGACACCGGCGGCGACCTGCGCCTGTCCCGGTGGCGTCGTCGCTTCGGTGCGTCGGGCACCGGCGTGTCACCGAAGCTCGGTGCGGGCTACGAGGTGTTCGGCACCCTGAACGCCAAGTCGGTCCTGCGCCCACGCCCCTACGGCATCTGGGCGCTGCTCGAGGGCGGCGCTGCGCCGCACGTCATCAAGCCGTTCCGCTACGCCCGTGGTCGTCGCAAGGGCGAGGGCAACTCGGCGCTGAAGTTCCCCAACGGCGACTTCGCTGCGTCGGTGTCGCACCCCGGCACCAACGCGCTGAACACGTTCAGCGACGCAACGAGGATCGCTGAACCGGGAGCCAAGCGGGTCTTCGCTGAAGCGCACCGACGTGGCCTCCTCGAGGTGTTCAAGTGAGGATCCTGATGGTCGAACCCGGCCCGGCGTTCTCGGTGGCCGACGTGCACCAGGGCTGGCGGACGGCGTTCGAGAACCTCGACCACCAGATCATCAACTACGACCTCGGCGACCGGTTGTCGTTCTACTCGATGGCCGAGATCAAGGGCGACGACGGCGAGTACCTGAGGGCGTTCGACGACCAGACGGCCCAACGCCTCGCCATGCAGGCCGTCGAAGCCGCAGCCCTGCGGTTCTGGCCGCAGGTCGTGTTCGTCACCTCCGGCTTCTACATGCCGCCCGGCACGCTCGACATGCTGCGATCCCGTGGCATGACCGTCGTCGTGATGCACACCGAGTCGCCCTACGAGGACGACCGGCAGTTGCAGCTCGCTGCGCACGCCGACATCAACGTCGTCAACGACCCGACCAACCTGGACACGTTCCAGATGGTCGCACCGAAGTCGATCTACCTGCCCCACAGCTACGACCCGAAGCTACACCACCCCGGCGCAGCGGATCCCGACCTCAGTTCCGACGTGTGCTTCGTCGGCACCGGCTACCCGTCACGCATCGAGTTCCTCGAGCAGGTCGACTGGACCGGCCTGGACGTCAAGCTGGCCGGCAACTGGCAGAGCCTCGACGACGACTCGCCACTGCGACCGTTCCTGATCCATGACATCGAAGAGTGCTGGCCGAACGACCAGACCGTCGACCTGTACCGCTCGGCCAAGTGCTCGTTCAACCTGTACCGACGCGAGGCCAACATGCCGTCGCTGGCCGAGGGCTACGCGATGGGGCCTCGAGAGGTCGAGCTGTCGGCGATCGGCTGCTTCTGGTTGCGCGACCCACGCCCCGAGTCCGACGAGACGTTCCCGATGCTCCCTGCGTTCTCGTCGCCCCACGAGCTCGGCGAGAAGCTGCGCTGGTGGTGCGCTCACGACATGGAGCGCCAGCAGGCCGCACAGATGGCCCGCGAGGCCGTTGCCGGCTGGACGTTCGAGCGTCGCGCCGAACAGCTCCTGGCCCTGATCTGACCCACCCCGAGGGCCGTCACTCGGGTGCCACGTTCTCCGGCCGCGGGCCGGTGAAACACACACCCCAACCCTGGAGGTTCCACAATGGCCCGTAAGCATGGCCGCACCGGTCGGCTCTACGCCGACTTCAGTTCCGCCGGCGCCGCAGCCGCCGTCCCGATCGCGTCGCTGACGCAGTGGTCGATCGACTTCTCGACCGACAAGGTCGACGCCACCGCGTTCGGCGACACCAACAAGCAGTACCTCGCCGGTATGCCCGACTCGAGCGGGACGTTCTCGGGCTTCTACGACGACGCCGAGCGCTCGGCTTACGCCGCGGCGATCGACAACACGGCGAACAACGCCCGGCGCTTCTACCTGTACCCCGACACGAACAGCACCGCCAAGTACTGGTTCGGTCTCGGCCTGTTCGACGCGTCGTACTCGGCGTCGGTCGACGGTGCCATCGAGCTGTCCGGCAACTGGGCGGCCTCGTCGAACATCATCGGCGTCGGGATCACCTGATGCCGTTTGCCGTCAACACACCCGGCGGGCAGGTCCAGCTCATGGACCTGCCCCTCGAGGTCCTCGAGCAGCTCGAGGAGGACACCGGCCGGCGGTGGTCGCAACTGCTCACCGCTCCCGGCTGGAACGCCAAGAGCATCCGGCACATCTACGCCGCCGCCTGCGCGCAGGTCGGTGTCGAACCGAAGCCGCTGACCCCGCGCGACCTCGTTGGCGACAACGACGCCGTGATCGTCGAGGTCGACGACTCGCTGCCGACGTCCTACACCGACGGCCTGCCCGACCCAAAAGCGGAGGGCGAGACGCCGACGTCTGGGTGATCTGGGCTGCGAAGAAGTACGGGTGGACACCCGATCAGGTCCGACGGCAGTCCATCAGGGACCTGCGGTTGTTGAGCGAGTCAGAGGGGTGACGCTGTGGCATTGACCGAGCGGCTGCAGATCATCGTCACCGCCGATGGCAAGGGTGCCGCACGCGAGTTCCAGCAGATCGGCGCCACCGCCGAGCGTGAGCTCGGACGCACCGAGGACCGCATCAAGAAGCTGTCGTCGGGGCTCGTCTCGTCGGGCTCGCAGATCGCACTCGCCGGCGGCATCGCCACCGCCGGCGTGTTCAAGTTGGCCCAGGCCGCAGGCAACTACGAAGAAGCGGCGTCGGCGGCAAGCGTCGTGTTCGGCGAGGCGTCGGAGAGTGTCGAGCAGTTCGGCCGTGACGCCATCAAGTCCGCCGGCCTGTCGAGGCGCGCAGCGGTCGATGCTGCGGTGACGTTCGGTACGTTCGGCAAGTCTGCGGGGTTGACCGGCGAGAGCCTGGCCGACTTCTCCACCGACCTGACCCAGCTCGCCGGCGACCTGGCGTCGTTCCGCAACACGTCGACCGACGAGGCCATCACGGCCATCGGCGCTGCGCTGCGCGGCGAGTCCGAGCCGATCCGACGCTACGGCGTCCTGCTGGACGACGCGACGCTGAAGCAGGAAGCGCTCGCGCTCGGCATCTTCGACGGCGTCGGGGCGTTGACCCAGCAGCAGAAGGTGCTGGCGGCGCAGGCGTCGATCTTCAAGCAGACATCGGACGCTCAGGGCGACTACAACCGGACGTCGGACTCGTTGTCGAACCAGACTCGAGCGTTCTCCGCCCAGTTGGAGAACCTGCAGGTGACCCTCGGTGAGGGTGCGGTGCCGGTCTTCTCCGAGCTGCTCGACCTCACCAACGGTGCGGTCGAGGGCTTTCAGAACCTGTCGCCTGGGACACAGGACCTCGTCGGCAAGTTCGGAGCGTTGGCAGCGGTCGGCACGACCGTCATCGGCGGGTTCGCCGTGCTCGCCGGCGGCGCGTTGCGTGTCGTTGACACTCTCGGCGATCTGCGGACCAGAACCCGTGACGCCGAAGGCAGCCTCACGCGTTTCGGGACGGTCGCGTCGACCACCGGCAAGATTGTCGGGGGTGCTGTTGCGGCTGGCGGCGTTCTACTGCTCGCTGATGCGCTCGTATCGCTCACACGCGACTCCAACCTGGCCAAGCAGGCCTACGACGAGTTCACGGTCGCTGTGCGAGGGGGCAACACCGATGGGGCGCTTTCTCGCCTTGACGCTATTGGCGCAGGGTTCAAGGATCTCGGTGACATCCTCGTCGAACCACTTCTGCGCGGTCAGGACGATCTTGTCTTCAATGCCGCCGGCCAGCTGGTTGCCGATCTCGGCAACGTCGACCGAGCGATCAACGACTTCGTCAAGAACGACAAGCTGGACGAAGCTCGAGCTGCGCTCAATCTGCTGAACGAAGTCAAGGGGCTGCCCGAGAACGAGCGGTCGCTCGCCAACATCAACGCCCTGTTGGAAAGGTACGGCGGCTTTCTTGATTCCGCTGCTGCTGCGTCCGGCGGCGCGACCGGCACGTTCAAGGATCTCGGTCCGCTGTTCGGTGGTGTCGCACGCGAGACCGAAGACGCTGCCGACGCCACCGAAGACCTGGCGAACCAGCTCGACACCGCCAGCGCCGAAGCCGACCTGTTCGCAGCGATCCTCGGCAACGCCGAGGATCGCCTCGAAGGGTTCGACCGAACCATCGCGAACTCGACCGCGCTCGACGACTACCTGTCGGCCGGGCTGAAGCTCAACGAGTCGCTCGGCACGCTCGCAGCGACCGTCGGTCAGCTCCCCGCTGACATCGACGCCAGCGCCATCGCGTTCACCGACCTGTCCGAAGAGGGCGTCGGTGCGCTCAACAACCTGCTCGGCCTGGGCGAGGCGATTCAGTCGTCGTTGCAGACCGCACTGCAGTTCGGGTCGTCCGATCAGGTGCGTCAGCAGGCCGACACGATCCGTGCCGAGCTCCGAAAGGTGTTCGAGTCGGTCGGCATCACCGGGGACCAGTTCAACGAGTACCTGGAGATCCTCGGGTTGACCCCGAAGCAGATCGACACGGCAATTACGGTGTCCGGTGAAGCCGAAGCGTTGGCGAAGCTCGAGGTGTTTCGCGACAGCGCCGAGCTGCTCGCTGCACCGGTCGAGCTGCAGGTCGCCGTCGCCGAGGCGCAGCTCGCCGGTGACCTCACGTCGGCGTCGAACCTGATCGACGCCTGGTTCACCGACAAGCAGGACGGCATCATCGACAACCCGTTCCTGATCGCGCTCGGCCTGGGTCCGACCGGCGATGTCGAGGCCGACCTCGAGGAATACCGTCGGGCCGAGGAGGGCAGGCCGATCCGCATCCCGGTCGACCTGGGGTTGACCCCCGAACAGATCGCCCTGTTCGACGAGGCTGGCAGGCGCAAGAATCCCGGCAATCGCAGCAACACGGTGGGGCGACCCAATCGGCCGGCTCGAGGTGCGCCCGACCTGAACCTGCCGGTGTTCCGCAGCGCAGCCGGCGGGCCGGTCGAGTTCGGACGCACCTACATGGTGAACGAGGCGGGCCCGGAGATGTTCCGACCGGCGACCGACGGGTTCATCATGAACGCAGCGTCGACCGAACGGCTCATCCGTGGCGTCGAGGCGCTTGTCACCGGCGGCAGCGGCGACACCATCAACATCTACGAGACAGCCGGCCCGAGGCAGACCGCCGAGGAGTTGATCCGGTCGAAGTCCGCGAACCGGTTCCTGGCAGGTGTGGCGTGAGTTTCACGATTGCGTCGACCCTGCAGTTCCCGAACCCCGGCGTGAAGGTCCGCAACGAGTGGGTGTTGTGGCAGGCCGGTTCGCAGCGCGGCGGTGACGTGACGTTGCCGGGTGTGAACGGGCTGCTGCCGAGGCGTCGCTACCTGACCGCGACGACGCACACGCTCGAGCTGATCATCTCCGGCACCGCCGTGTACACCGGGTCGCCGTCGGGCACGCCGGCGGTGAACCTGCAGACGAACATCTTGTGGCTGCGCGACACGGTGTGTGAACCGACCGGCACGACCGACGGCACGAAGGCGATTTCGGTGACGATGCCGACCGGCACACTCGACGGGACGGTGCACGTCCTGGGCTTCCGGCTCGGCAGGGTCGCCGAGCACGCCCGCTGGGCGTTCGCGACGATGGACCTGAGCATCCCTGCGGGCGAACTCGCCTACACGCCATGAGCGCCAACCCAGGGTCGCTGCGCATCTACAACCGGGCGAACACGACCCTGCTGTCCAATCTCGATCGGACCGTGTCGAGCCGGGTGTGGGGCCCGATGGAAGCGTCGGCCCAGGACCGGTTGAACCGGGTGGGGTCGGCGTCGGTGACGGTGCCGTTCGATCATCCGTCGGCGGCCGACATCGTCGGCGGCAACGTCGTGCGCATGTACCAGGACTCGATCTGTGTCTACGCCTGGACGATCACCCAGGTGCGTGTCGTCGAGATCGACGACGAGCCCGGCAAGGTGATCGTGGCGTCGGGTGTCGGCCTGTTGGGCCGCTGGTCCGAGGCGCTCGTCGAGCCGTGGAACGCCAACGAGGGCCGGCCCGTGTCACTCGACCGGATCTGGAACTGGGCGTCACCGGAGCTGTCGACGACCGGCTGGTCCTCCACGGTGCACAACCAGACCTGGACGAACTCGCAGTGGCCGCGCCTGCCTGAGGCGTGGCCCAAGACGAACTCGCCGGCGACGTCGTGGATCTGGTCACGCACCGAGGTCGACGTGCAGCCGACGGGCACGTCGCTGTTCCGCCGGTCGCGGTCGTTCGCGTCGCCGGCGACCGTGGCGATCTTCGTTGCTGCGAACTCGACGTTCGAGGCGTGGATCGACGGTGTGCTGCTCGAGCGGGAGCCGAACCGCCAGCCGGACCGCACCGGCTACGAGAAGACTCGCCGCTACGTCGTCGCAGTCGGCACCGGGGTGCACGACTTTGCGTTCGGTGTGGAGAACTGGGGCGGGTCGATCTCGGACAACCCTGCCGGCCTGGCGGTGTCGGTGTGGACCGTCGAGTCCGACGAGCTGAACACGATCCTGTTCACCACCAGGGCAGCCGACGGCGACTGGAAGACCAAGGACTACCCGAACCCGTACCCCGGTTGGACCGCCATCCAGATCCTGCAGATGTGTCTCGACGAGGCCCAGGCCCGCGACGAGCTGCTCGGCTGGACGATCAACGACAACGGCCAGAGCTACGCCGAGATCGAAGAGTTCGCCGTGCGGGTCGGCGACCCGTTGACCAAGGTGATCGACGCCCTCGCCGCCACCTACATCGACATCGAAGCCGACCCGACCGGTCGTGTCCTGCGGGTGTGGCCGAAATCGGTCGGGCTCGGATCGGCCACAGCGGTCGACCTCGACCCCGGCGTGAACGTGTCGTTCCTGTCGCGCACCACGTCGGACGAGATCACCAACGCTGTGCTGGGCGTGTGGAACGAGGGCGTGCGGTGGCGCACCAGTTCGGCGTCGATCAGCGCGAACGGCCGGCGCACCGGCACACTTGTCGCCGGCCAGGTCGGGAACCGGCGTGCGCTCGACCAGATCCTCGACGCGTACCTCGACGCGTACGCCTACCCGTTTGAAGCGGTCGCGTGTGAGGTCGTGCCGACCGCCGGCGCTGTCGCCGGGGTCGACTTCGGTGTCGGCGACACCGTCACACTCGACGGCGACACCGTGCGCTGCGTCGGGTTGACGTGGCGACTCGAGGCCGACGGCTCGCTGCAGGCCCGACCCGAGTTCGACACGATCCTTGCTGTGCGCCAGCAGGAGTCGATCCGCACCGTGGAACGGCTCACCGAAGCGTTCGACGCCCCCGCCACCGCGGGGATCATCGACCGTGACCTGTTGTTGAACACCGGCCTGGTCGGCACCGACACGGTCACCTGGTCGTGGTCCGGTCCGATCGACGACGCCAGGGATCCCGACAACCCGACCAACCCGTGGCAGCCGGTGCGTCTCGACAAGTCGCAGCGCATCTACCGGTTCGAGGTCGAGGTGCCCGCGGAGAACCTCGCAGCGTTCACCGGCACCACCACGATCGTCCTACTCAAGAACGGTTCGTCCATCTCCACCCTGTCGCTCGGTGACACCGACACCTACGTCGGTACTGACGTGTCGGTCACTCAGGTGATCCTGCCGAAGGACCTGCTCGAGGTGCAGTGCACCGCAGTCGGCGGGCACATCGACGGTGCGATCAGGGTGTTGACGGCGGACCCGGTGTGAAAGGGCTGTGATGCTCGCTCAGGTCCGTTCGATGCTGCTCGACATCGGCGTGATCGCCGGCACGTTCACGGCCGTCTCGGCCGCGATAGCGGTGTTCTGGCGAACCCCGCCGGTGCGATGGTTCCGCCGCCACATCTCGGCGTCCTTCGGTGAGTGGACCCAACACCAGGTCCTCGAGGCCAACAAGGAACACCACGCCCTGGTCAAGTACCACCTGGGCCCGAACGGCGACACGACCCCGGTGCACGTCCGGCTGCAGAAGGTCGAAGCGGCGTTGAAGATGCCCCAGATCGACTGGAACGCCCCGTACGACGACATCGAACGGAGAGGCGAATGAGCACCTCAGCGGACCTTCGAGGGTGGGGACCGGGATGGCCGGTGGACCGCAGCGCCGACATGGCCTGGGTCCGTTCGGCGCGATCGGGTACCGAGTTCCAGGTGCACCGCTACATCGCCCCGATCATCAAGCACGTCATCGACGAGATCGAGGCCGAGGGCTACCTGTTGCACCGGCCCGGCCAGGTGCGCGACGACTGGTCCTACGTCAACCGTGCGATCCGTGGGCGCAGCGCACCGTCGAACCACTCGTGGGGACTCGCCATCGACATCGACGCCACGCAGTTCCCGCTCGGGTCGCGCAAGCGCCTGCCCGAGTGGATCGTCGAGAAGTTCCGTGAACACGGATTCGAGTACGGCGGCAACTGGCGCCGGCGTCCCGACCCGATGCACTTCGAGTTCGCCGGCACTCCTGCCGACGCACGCCGGATCGCTGCCGGCCTGACCACCACCGACCGGCCCGTGGCCGGCGAGGAGGACATCATGGCAACCGCTGAGGAACTCGAGGCGATCGTGCGCAAGGTCGTCGCCGAGGAGAACAGCAAGACCCGCACCTGGATCCGCGA